GATATTAATGCCTGGGGATTGATAAAAATTTATGCTATTGAAGAAAATTCTACTATCGATGTTGCTAATGAAATAATTGGCAAAAAGAATTACACAACGGCTGACGGCGTAGCACTTTCTAACGGTATGAAAATAAATTTTGCCGGCACAGTGACGCCTAGTCAGTATGCGGAAAAAGACTATTTTGTTGAAGGAGTTGGCGAAGCAATTCAATTAATAGATACACAAGAATTAGAAGTTAAGAGTGCGTTTACAGATGTTACTCCGATTCCATTTGATTCACAAAACTTTGATACAGTAGGATTTGGTACTGCTACTTCTTATGCTGTTGATAAAGACTATATTGTAATTAACAGATCATCTCCAGATAGAAACCCATGGGCAAGACACAATAGATGGATTCATAAATCTGTAATAGAAGCCAGTGCTCAAGCAAATGGTCAAACAGCCAATATTGATCAAGCCACTAGAGCAAGACGTCCTATTATTGAATTTGAAGCGGGTATAAAATTATATAACTTTGGTTTCAAAGCAAAAACAAACATTGACTTAATTGACACAGTAACCACTGATGCTATGAGTGATGTAGAAGGTTCACAAGGTTTTTACATAGATGGCATTGCTTTGACTAACGGAATGAATGTGATCTTTTCTGCTGATACAGATCCATTAGTAAAAGACAAAATTTTTCAAGTAAAATTTATTGATTTTACAGAAGGAACAACCACTACTAAACAAATCAGTTTGGTTGAAGTTACAGGAGGTTCACCAGTTGAAGGTGATACAGTTTTAACCACAGACGGAAAAAAGAACCAAGGTAAATGGTATTGGTACACAGGAACTGCATGGAAAGTTGGACAAGAAAAAACAGCAGTCAATCAGACACCTTTGTTTGATTTGTTTGACGATAATGGTGTAAGTTTCACAGATACTATATTATATCCAAACAGTTCTTTCTTAGGAAATAAAATCTTCACTTATGTTGAAGGTACAGGCACAGCAGATACAGAATTAGGTTTTCCTTTAACATATTCAAATGTTGAAAATATAGGTGATATAGTATTTGATTTCGATCTATTAAATCAAAGTTACACATATCAATCACAAAATTTAAGCGGTACACTAAATTCTGAAACAGCATTTTTAAAAAAATATGATGCTAAAGGTAATTTTAAAACTGTAAATGGATGGACAAAAGCACCAACTGATAGTTTTCAGAAAGTGAATAGACAGTATGTTGCCACAGCAAGTGAAAACAATAACTTTGCTGTTGACGTGTACAATCAAAGCGGTGACTTAAATGACCTTACAGCAAATGTTTTTGTTAACAATGTTAAAAAAATTCAAAATACTGATTGGTCTTTTCTAAGAATAGATGGCATTGCTTATATTAATTTTACAAAAAACTTAAATGTTGATGATGTTGTTGTAATTAGAACAAACAGTGCTACACCAAAAAATGCTAATGGTCATTATGAATTCCCAACGAATTTACAGTCTAATCCATTAAATGCTAAAACAACAAAATTTACTGTGGGCCAAGTTACGGACCATGTCAAATCAATAACAAATGAACTTGTAGATATTGAAGGAGTAACTCCAGGAGTAAGCAATTTAAGAGATTTTCCAAATGCTTCTGAATACGGTAGAAAGTTTTTACAACACAGTGGCCCTATGCCTTTGGCATCATTCCTTTTAGATAATAGACAAGTTGATTTAATTAATTCTATTTCTAGTAGTCAGTATGATTATTTTAAATTCAAAAGAACATTCATTAAAGCAATGGATGACTTGGGTTTTGATGGTACACCTAGCCAGACTGTTGATAAAATTTTAAATAAAATTAATAAAGATAATAACAATAATTTACCTTACTTCAAAACAGACATGATGGGTATAGGTGCTTTTAAAACAACTACTCACACTGTGCTAGATTTAGACAATAAATTTTTTGCTTTATCGTCTAGTTTTGATTTAACAGCATTGTCTAACAAAGCAGTTTACGTGTATCACAATGGTACTCAAATGATACATGATGTAGATTATGTGTTCTCACAAGGTTTTGTACAAGTAACAAAAACTGTGGCACTTGATGACACAATAGTAATAAACGAATTTGAAACAACAAATGGAACACATATTCCTGCTACTCCTACAAAACTAGGATTGTATCCGAAATATGCTCCTAAGAAATATTTAGATACAACAGCAGTAACTCCTGTAAATGTGCTTCAAGGTCATGACGGTAGTATTATGGTTGCTTTTGACGATTTCAGAGATGATGTAATCCTAGAAATGGAAAAAAGAATTTTCAACAATATCAAATGTACATACAATGAAGAATTGTTTGGAATTAAATCATTTATTCCTAGAGCGTACTCAACAAATAAATTTACACTAGAATCAATCAACAAAACATTATTAGGAGATTTCAATGAGTGGTTAACATTTATAGGCAACGAAGATTACACAGCAAACACTTATTGGTCAGAAGATAACAGTCTTACTTGGAATTACAGCAACATGGTATCTCCTAAAGACACAAATATATTAGGTTTCTGGAGAGGTGTGTACAATCATGCTTATGATACTGACAGACCAAATATTGCTCCTTGGGAAATGTTGGGTTATACTGTAGAACCTAGTTGGTGGTCAACAGTGTATGGACCAGCACCTTACACAAAAGACAATTTAATTTTATGGCAAGACCTAGAAAAAGGTATTGTGAGAGAGCCTAATAAAAAAGTTGTTGTAAAAGAAAATTATAAACGACCAGGATTGACTAGTCATATACCAGTCGACAGTGAAGGAAATATAAGAAGTCCATTTGACAGTGCTTATGCCAGAGGGGCAGTTTTACAACTTACAAAACAAAAATTTAAGTTTGGCGATCATTCTCCAATAGAGAACACATGGAGAAGAAGTGTTCATTATCCATTTGCTCTTTTAAAAAGTTACATTTTACATCAACCATGTAAAGCAATAGGTATAGGTTTAGATACAAGTCGTGTAGGCAGAAATGCTAGTGGTCAAATTGTATACAATTCAGCCACTGCTGTAAGACCTGCTGATGTTGTATGGCCAAGCAGTATTAATGACACAACAGAAACTTTAACATCTGGACTTTTAAATTATGTTTATGAAACAGTTGAAGATTCACAAACTACAAATTATACAGATTACAAAGAACAGTTTGCTGGTATACAAACACAGGTTGGTTTTAAAATAAGAGGATTTAGTAATAAAGACAAATTTAAATTGTTATTAGATAGTAAAACACCTTTAAATTCATCAACTTTATTTGTACCAGAAGAAAACTACAAACTGATTTATAATGTATCTACACCAGTAGATATTTTGACATACAGTGGTTTAATCATAGAAAAACAGCAAACAGGTTTTGCTATTAAAGGTTATGACAAAAATGATCCATACATTAGATATCATATGCCATTTGAACAAGCCAATGATCCAACAGTAAATGTAGGTGGAGTAAGTGCCGCATTTGTTAAATGGGACGCAAACAAAAGATATGATAGCGGATCTTATGTAAAATATGAAGATAATTTTTACGCTACAGATGAAACACACTTATCAACTGAAACATTTGACAGTTCCAAGTTTATAAAATTAGTTGAACTTCCAACTGAAGGTGGAGCATCAGCAGTTTTAAGAAAAAATTTTGTAACTGATAAAGTTATTTCTGCTCCTTATGGCACAGTAGTTGATAATATTCAAACAGTTGTGGATATAATTTTAGGGTACGAATCATATCTGAAATCACAAGGTTTTGAATTTGACCAATTTGATTCACAAAGTTTATTAGTTGCTAATTGGCAATTGAGTGCTAAAGAGTTTTTATTCTGGACAACACAAAACTGGGACGAAGGTGCTGTAATAAGTTTAAGTCCAGCCAGCAAAAAATTAGTTGTAAATTCAAAATTTGCTACCACAGACAATGTGGTAGAAAACAGTTACTCTTATGGAGTGTTAAAAGAAGATGGAAACAATTTAGATAGAGTAAATCTAAGAATTGTAAGAAAGTCAAATACATTTGAATTGTTCACAAAAAATACAATCAATGGAATATATTTTGCTAAGGTTCCGTTAGTACAAAAAGAACACGTTTGTTTATTAGACAATACAACAGCATTCAGTGATTTAATTTATGATCCAGCAAGTGGTTATAAACAAGATAGAATTAAAATGTTGGGTTACCTAACAGAATGGGATGGTAGTTTAAATATTCCAGGATTTGTGTTTGATGAAGCAAAAATAAAATCTTGGGCACCTTACACAGACTACGCAATGAGTGATGTGGTAAAACACAAACAGTTTTATTACACTGCTAACACAAAATTAAAAGGCACGGCTGAATTTGATAGCAACAGTTGGCGTAAGTTAGATGGCAAGCCAGACAGTAATTTGCTTTCAAACTTTGATTACCAAACAAATCAATTTGGAGACTTCTATGATTTGGATACAGATAATTTTGATAGACAACAACAAAAACTTGCTCAACATTTAATTGGTTATCAACCAAGACAATATTTAAGCAACATTATAAACGACGATGTCAGTCAGTATAAATTTTATCAAGGATTTATTCGAGAAAAAGGTACAGCAAATGCTTTGAACAAATTGTTTGATGCACTGGCAAGTGCTGATAAAGAAAGTTTAGAGTTTTTTGAAGAGTGGGCAATCCGCAAAGGTCAATATGGTGCTGTGGATACTTTTGACGAAATAGAATACAAACTGGATGAATCTAAAGTAAGATTGAATCCACAACCTATTCTATTAACTGATGATCAACCTGTTGCCACAGATTTAGTTTATAGAATACAATCTGGACAAACGTATATTGCTCCAAATGGTTACACACATAAACCGTTTTCTGTAAAATATGATCAGAACACATACATTAAAACTGCAGGCCCTGTACATCCAATAGATATTACTTTAACACTAGCAGACTATGATGACTTATTGACTACGTCAAGTTTATCAACAGTACAAGAGAATCAATATGTATGGATTGGAAACAATCAAGGAACGTGGAGTGTTTTAAAATATACTAATACAGATCAACAGATTACATCTGTAATAAAAGATGGTAACACAATTACTGTAAACACACTCACAACAGCCAATATGCAGGCAGGTGAAATTTTTGTTGTAAATGCTAATGGAACTGATTACGTTTTAAAATGTTCTTCTGTAAATTTAACATCGATTGTATGTGAAGACAAAGAAGGATTTGTTTCAATTGATCCTGCTACAGGTATTATAAAAAGATTTACAGAATCTAGATTAAGTTCTATAGATGATATCAACACAACTATCAATGTCAAAGGATTAAAAGACAACGAAAAATTCTGGATAGATCAATCAGATGATGGAACATGGAAAATTGTAAACAATAAATTTGTTTTCAAGAAGCACAACGAATTAAGCACAACTACAGAATCAGGAGATTTAAGTTTTGGAACAGTAATAGCGGCTAACAAACAAAATACAACTGTATTGGTAAGCCAACCAACAGATGGTGATGGCAAGATATATGTTTTTAACAGAGGCTTTGAAAGTGGCACGTTAGTATTAAAACAAATTATAGAAGCACCAACTACTGATCCATTAATAAATTTAGATTTATTTGGACCGAACAGCAGTTTTGGTAAAGGAGTAGACATTTCACCAGATGGAAAATTTGTTCTAGTAGGTGCTCCTAATGCCGATAATTTACAGACAGAATACAAAGGTTTATACAATACAACTTCGAATTATAACGTTGGAAATATTGTTCAATACAAACAGCAATTATGGAGAGCAGTAAATCAAATAGAAGGAGCAGTGGCACAAGACTTGTTTTCAACATTTGATTCTAGTGCATTTTATAAAGAAAATGTAGGTTTCCAAACAACCAATCTTTTAATTGGTGACAGTATTTTCTTAAACAAAACAACAGATCACTTATTGATAAGAGCATCTGCTGACCAATACACAGCAACCAAAATAGGTGATAGATTAATTTTAAACTATTTAGATTTCAGTTCAGAATATCCATTAGATAGAAGCAATTATTCTAAAGCACCTAACCAACCTTTTGGAGGAGTATCAAGTCCAACCATAAAAGACAATGTGTTTAGTGGAACAGAAGTTCCAATCCAAGAAAAAATTGATGAAATATTAGAAGTTTCCAACACACTTGTAGATCCAGCAGTTGGACAATTATTAATCACAGGCACAGCAGAAGGAACAGTTGTGTACATAAGAAAAGTTGCTTCTAAATCATTGATATATTTGAAAGACGTAAGTGGTGTATTTGCAGAAAGCGATAGACTATTTTTAGATTTACAACCAGTGGGAGATTATACTAGAGTTAATTCAGAGGATTATGATTATCTAGGTGGATGGTTTAAAGTAGCAGTTGGTGCCAATGTAAGCACAAACGCAGGCTCAGACATTTCAACAAGTGTTGTTGTAAGAGACATTAAAGTACTCAATGAAGTTAGAGATACTAATTTATTTTTTAGTTCGTTAGAACAACCTATAGTTCCAATCACTCCACAAATACCTTTAGTGAAAGCACAATTCGGTGTTGGCTCTCATTATCAAAGTTACAAAATTAACCCTGCCAACAACACATGGGAAGTAAGTGGTCAAAATATTTTAAGCACTAAATGGTTTGTAAGAACAGGATATGATATTGCTCATGATAGTATTTTGAATACAAGCAATTCAAGTAACAACATTAGTGTATATTTCAACAATGCTGATTCAAGTGCCTATGATTTTGCTGACCTAAGTATTAGTGCTTCTGACACAAATGGTTTGAAAGAAGTTGTAGACGTTTGGGAAGGATATGTTGATGTAGATTCGCAACCAGATAATAACGCCAATTACTATTTTCCAGAAGCAGGCATACACCAAATATACGATCCAAGCACACAGGCACTGGCTGATGTAACCTTTGTACAATTTATAGCACTAGAAAAAATAAGAATCTACTTTAATAATTCAAATGGCAAACAATTTAGTTTAGGTTCAAATGCTGGAGCATCATCTACATTAACAAGACTGGGTGGTGGTGTAAATAGAGGTCTTGGATCAATTGAACAATCAGTTCAGTCAGGACCAAATGATGGAGATATTTTAG